TAATCAACAGTTAAACGTAATCACCTTTGCAAATGGCTCAACGATTTATTTGATAGATACAGCGTATAAACCATCAGACCCACTTTATGCTGGACTTGGAGGATACGAACTAACAGGGTGTTGGGTAGATGAAAGCGCCGAAACATCGTATACTGCTATTGAAATATTGTTCTCTCGTTGCGGTAGAAAAAACAATGCTAAATATGGACTTGGCACAAAGTTTTTAGAAACATTTAACCCAGACAAAGGGCATGTTTATTCTAGGTATTATAAACCTTTTAAGAATAATCAAGAAAAAGCAAATACAAAATTTATCCAAGCACTTCCGAAAGATAACCCTAGCGAAGAAGTAGAAAGTTATATTGCTAATATTTTAGCGACAGGCTCACAGATAACAAAAGAGCGTCTTATATTCGGTAATTTTGAATATGATGATGACCCTACTACATTGATGAGATTTGACGCTATACAAGACCTTTTTACGAATACGGTAGATAAGGAGGATAAAAGGTATATCGTGGCGGATATAGCCCGTTTTGGAAGCGACAGAAGCGTTCTAGCGGTATGGTATGGCAACGAATGTATAGAACTTGTAATAAAAGAGAAAAGAGGTATAGACCAGATAGCACAGGATATAAGAGAATTGGCAAACAAACACCAAGTACCATTTTCACAGATTATTGCTGATGAAGACGGAATCGGTGGTGGTGTAGTAGATATCTTACGAGGTATTAAAGGCTTTATGGCTCAATCAACACCCTTCCCTAATCTAGCAACAGGTAATCCAGATAACTTTGCTAACTTAAAGGCTCAATGTGCTTATAAACTTGCAGAATTAGTAAACACGCACAAGATAGCAATAAGAAATATAAGCACAGAGAATAGGGAATTGCTTATTCAAGAATTAGAACAGATAAAAAGTAAAGATGCCGATAAGGATACGAAGTTAAAGATAATGTCAAAAGACGAAGTAAAAGAAAGGATAGGAAGAAGTCCAGATATTGCAGATACTTTTATTATGCGTATGTATTTTGAATATATGAAGCCACGTTTAATCAACCCAGAAAGTAGAAATATATCAATACTAGCACACGGCTTTAATCAAAATAAAGAAGGAAACAGCACATATTACTAGTGTATAATTTAGATATGATATACAACTTGACCACCGAAGTAAATAACTTCATTGACGAATTTGGAAAAAGTATTGATGTAGTGTCAATGCCACAACTTCAGAATATAAAGAAAAAAAGGACAAAGTATTCTTATAATCAAAGAGAAACATTAGCTAGAATTGATATGGCAGTATTGTCTCAATTTGAAACAGGGCAATTTGACCAAGATGGACAGAGAAAACTATATCTCAACATTGTCAATTTTATGGTGGATGTTGCGAATAAAAGCACAGACCTTGATACTAGACACTTTGTATTTTCACCAGAAGACTATGACCAATCAACAATATGGGGAACTTGGTTAATTGCAAGACAGTTCAAAAACTACATCAAAGAAACAGGACTTGCAGAAGTAATGAACGAAATAACTAATTCATTTAATCGTTATGGCTCAGCGGTTATCAAATGTTATTATGAAAGCGACGAAAGAGAATTAGAAATCGTACCAATACAGACTATCATCAATGACCAATCAGCAAGCAGTTTAGAAGACGGAATAGAAAAGGGAGGTTTTGTAATCTTAGAGCATAGTTACGGCTTCGGTGAAATAGAAGAATATCCACAGTGGAAACGACCTAAACGATATAAAGGAACAAAGACTGTTTATGAAGTTTACGGCAAGATACCTAAATCAGCATTAGAAAACGGTGTGGGAAACGAAGACGATGATTATGTACTTGTAATGGCTATCTTAATGGAAGGAGAAAAAGAGCCTCTATTCATCGAAGAAATAGAAAGACTACCACTTAAAGAAATCCACGACAGACGAATACTAGGAAGATGGCTCGGAGTTGGTGAAGTAGAAAAGCAATTTGATAATCAGATAGCACAAAATCTAGCAGTCAACCTACAAAGAAGAAGTATGCTCTGGGCTTCTAAAAAGATATTCCAGACAAAAGGTTCAAGTGTTCCTAAATCTTTAACAAGTGCAGTAGAAGATGGCGAAGTCTTACAGATAGATATGAATGGGGATATTATGCAGGTAGACCTATCAACAAGAGCTTCTAATGACTACCAACAAGCAATGAATATATGGGGAGATAACTCACGACAGATATCATTTACTTTTGAAGCACAAACAGGAGAAGCAATGCCAAGTGGACAACCTTTCAGACTAGGGGCTTTACTATCAAATGCTTCACAAGGATATTTCAATCTAAAGAAGCAGAAACTAGGACTATTTTGGATAGATGTATTCTGGGATTTAATATTACCAACCTTTAAGAAGTCAATCAAGAAAGATTTTGAAATAATCAGCAGTTCAGAACAAGGCTACTCAAACATTAAAGACTTAATGGTAGAAGCTAAAACATCAGAATATTTCAAGAATTATTTCTTATCAGAAGACGCGTTTAAATTCGCACAACCAACAGAAGAAGAAGTCAGAGCTAAAATAGAACAGGAATTACTAAAAGCACCTTTCTTAACTATTACAGACTTGACAAAGAAGTTCTACAAAGATATAGAATACAAAATAAATCTTGACTTAACAGGCGAAAGTGTCAATATGGCAGATAGAGAAACAATGATTACTCTCTACACCGCATTATCACAAAAGGGCGACCCAAGAGCAGATAGAGTACTAGAAGTTATATTCGGTACAATGGGTAAAAACTTACAGGCTATTGCAGGTAAAACACAGACAGCACCAGCACAGATGACACCAACACCAGCAGTACAAGGCACAGCAGGTAACCCTAATTTACAAGGCTTAGTACCACAAGAATAATATGAAATACGAAAGAGAAATACTATATAGGTTCGCAAATACCGAAGAAGGTAAACGAGTTCTAGCATACTTTAAGCAAATAGAGCAAGATTGTGCAGATATACGCAAGATAAGCGACAAGTCGGCAGAGAGTTTGAAAGGGCACGAAATTGCTTGCGAGATTATCCGAGAAAAGATAATCAAGCCTATGGAAAATGTACAAGTGGAAAAGGAAACAGTATCAGATTACTTCTAATAAAAAGCACTGTCAAACGATGGTGCTTTTTACACACAAAACCAGTGTATAATAATAAGTACAGGTTCTCTATCCTTGACAAAATAGTTTATATAAACTTAATCGCCAGAGATGGTAGTAAAATATCAAATAACCTTTATGGAAAATGAAGAGATAACTGGAGTAAACCAAGATGAAATCACAGAAACTGAGCTAGAAGCACTTATAACCTTTATGGAAAATGAAGAGATAACTGGAGTAAACCAAGATGAAATCACAGAAACTGAGCTAGAAGCACTTCTAAATGAAGTTGAAGAAGCTCCGCAACCTAAAGTAGTGACTGAAGAAAATGAAACAGAAAAACTACGAAATAAAGTTGCAATGCTACAGCGTATTCTAAACAAGAAAAAGGCTGAGCCAATTATTAAAGATAACGAAATCCAAAAAGATATTGCAGAGATAAAGTTCTACCGCAAAGTAGAGGTATTCGCAGAAGAAAATGGACTAAATAAGAAACAAGCTGAGCAGGTACTTAAACTATACCCTAACGCTACAGCAGAAACTCTTAAAGACCCATTTATCAAAGCAGGTATTGACGCATTAGCTCGTAAAGAGAGAGTAGCAGAAAATACACCTCGTGGTAGTTCTACCAAATCCACAACTTCTTCTAAATCTTACGGTCAAATGACACCAGAAGAGAAGAAGGAATGGTATGCAAATCGTATGGGTAAATAAATTAAATGACAGGTACAAATACTTTTAATGCAGCAGACCTTGTTGCATCAATCCCAGAAGTTTGGGCAGATATGGTTTTAGAGCAGAGGTTCCCAGAGTTCGTACTCACAAACTTTGCTACAGATTTATCAGATATGATTGTTGAAGGAGATATCATCCATGTTCCAGATATCTACACAAATGTTTTCACAGCTTCAACACAATCAACAGAAGGTGCAGAAGTTTCACTTCAATCACCTACACAGGTAGACCGCACAATCACAGTAGACACTCACAAATATGTTGCGTTCATCATCGCTGACAAGACAGGTTCACAAATAATGAAATCACTTGGTCTATCAGAGAAGTATGCAAGAGCAGCAGCAAGAACTCTACGCCGTGAACTAGAAGACAGTCTATTCGCTCTTTACACATCACTTACAGCAACAGCAGTAGGTTCAACTACACTCGCTATCGCTGACCTTGATGTTCGTTCAGCTATTGCTTACCTAGAAGGTATTGACAATATGGAAGACAGAGCATTGTTTATGGATGTTAAAGTGTTCTTCAATCAATTCATCGGTCTTACAAAAATCTCAGCTAACTACTCAGCAAATCTAGGAGTTATCGCTTCAGGTTTACTAGGTGAGACAGGTGTTGCACAATCACAAGTTAAAGGTGTTGCATACGGTGTTCCAGTATTCACATCAACTCGTGTGCCAGCTCCAACAGCAGTTGCTAAGAATGTTCTTCTTGCAAAAGATGCTTACGGATATGGTGTTAAAGGAC